GGCGGCGATAACAGCTAGCATGATGATGGTGTTACCCATGCCAGTGTTGAAGTCTGCGGAAGCCCTCCCACCGTCCCTAGAAAAGCGGACACCCCCTGCGGTCACACCCTGGTTTCGCAATTGGTAACGCAAGAGCTCCATAAGGTCCTTATCGTACCTATAGGCAGCTCCGTAGATGGTATGCTCCATCTCCAATTGCCACTTGTCACAGTGGGCCTCGAAGGCCTTGCCATCTACCTCAAAGACGACACACTGTTGGAAAGCGCCAAACTTCCTCCTGATCAGATTCGAACGTTGACGCCCGTTCAAACCCTTCGCCACAACCCTCGTCCTTGTTACACCGGAGTTCCCAACCGATTTCAGGTTTCCCCAAAACCAGTGCTCAAAGGGTTTCAGCCAAGACGCGAGTGCCAAGTTATACCGGGGATCACGTGGAAAGATCATCCGCGGCTTCGGGAACTTGGACAACGCATTGATTTTCTCAGCCTTCAAGAACGCCCTCAGGAAAACATCTCGAGCAGTTATAGGCCCGTCTTCCCTCAATGAACGCTCCGCCTCCATGTACTTACGGCCCATGGCACCCTTATAAGAAAGGGCCGTGTCGAGGTAGGACCACTTATCCCCGCGATATCGTCTAGCCACCATGCGCAGTCGCTTGAACTGCCCGAGCACAGGTGCCCTGCTAGACTCACCCGAGGTGGGTGTAGGTCCCAGAGATCGCTTTAACAAGGCGCAGATCTCGTTGTGAACACAGTTGGCGTGCACCATTGGTATCCAGCAGCCTCCCACAGGCCCCGGGCACGCCGTGTACATCTTTCTCGTCCGCTTAGGATCACACCCCACGTCGCCTTTACACTTCATGCGGGCGTCCGGCCTTAGCTCGGATTGCTCCCACCGGTCAACGCCGGTGCAAACGCCGTAAAAGCAACGTGGGGGGTCCTAAGCGGACTTTTTCCTCCACCAACGCACCACTCCTTGGCGCCCGCTTACGACACTGGTCTCTCCCGCCTCCTCTGATAAGAGCCTTGAGGCAACCTGCTGCGGAATGGTCGGCACACAGGACAAGGCAATCGAGACGGGCAGCCCGAGGGCGGCC